TTCTTAAAAGTTTTCTTTCTTAACTCATGTACAACTTTTTGAGCTTTAGATAGATGCTTTACTATTTTGTGATGGAAGTTGTGCGAATGCCAATTATTCCAATTATAACCAGTATGGAACTTATGCACTATTGGTGGGTTACTAATTCCGCTTATAGTTTGAGCCTTTGTACCAGGTCTTGATCTAAATTTCCAAGGTCTAGTTCTTGGGTCGGAGTTGTAGCCTTTGAATTCTATATCTTTTACACGTATAGTTCTTGCTCTATATCTAGGATCTTTTATATAATCAGTTAAAGGTGTTTTATTTTCTTTGAAAAATTTCTTTGAATCAAATGTTCTATACCCTTTATATTTCCATTTTGGTACTGGCTTTCCATCGGGGTCTCTATGACTAGAATGTTCAACATTCATTGCACATCTATATGGCGCTTTGGCTTTCATCTGACCAGACTCGTTCCAAACTCTTACTTCAACTATGATATCATCATTTTCTTCCCAGTGTGAGTGCCATTTTCTATCGTTATCTTTATCCCATTGAGATGCCCCTTTACCTTGATCTGAGGCATTGAATAGTTGATAGTAGGGTTCTGTGGAAACTATCTCTCCATCTACTTTCCATTCATAATTGAAAGAATGCCTAGCTTCAAAAGGTGAACAGTATTTTAAGTAGAAGCAAACGTGATCATCTGGTATTATAAGATATCCACCACCGGGATTGTTACCAAGAGGATGATGGTTCTTTCTCCAATTAGGCATATCCTTTTCAGTTCTACCTTTCTTACCATCCATTGCCCAGTGCCAACCGTGAGCATGTATTCTAATATCTGTTGGTGCTGGTGGAGGAGGTACTATCTCAGGATCAGCTTCCTCTACTGGTGGAGCTTTTGTAACAAGTTCGTTAAGCTCTGTATCGAATGTGTCTTTGAAAGAGTTGTTATCGTAATACTCTCTTGAATCTTCTAAGAAAACTTCTGTTTCTACGTTTTCTTTATTACTCAACATAATAGTATTTCTGGAATTTATTACTAGCTCATCATTCGGTTTATTCTTCTTACCAGACTTTCTATTTGCCAATCTCTTTGCTGCATCTGATAATCTTTTACTGACGGAGCCGAAATTGAACACACCCTTTTTCTTGTTCTTCCTAGCTAAACTTACCAGTCTATCTATATCTTCTTGAGTAAATTGTTTCTTTGGCATTTCTTTTACCTCACTACTTTGAATATATGATTAGAATCGAAATATTCTACTTGACCATTATAATTTCTTCCCTCCGCTTTGATTAGAAGTTTATATAATCTTTCTGATGTTAGTGCTGACATATGGAAATCAAAATAATTACCAGAGCCCGTACAGCTTAACATTGTAAAGGCATCAAAGTCGATAACCGTTTCTTCTGTTTCTGCGTCCTTTATAGAATAGTATGAAGAAGTCGGTAGCATATAAGCCTGAAGTGCTGCTGAGGTAGTTCCATAAGTCTGTGATGGGTTTACATCTCTACATCTTACTTGGAATCTTGCTAGTTCATCTTCTTTATATTCGTATTTATTATTCTTTAAGTAAACCATTATCTCATCTGTATCTAGTACAGATAGTGAACCAGTATCGAATGCGTGATCTTGCCAGCTTACTTCTATCCTAGGAGAATATATTGTATTAGTATCTCTAGAATAGAATTTTAATGAACCATATTCTAAAGAGTCTGCCTCTTGTGAAGCAGTAAATTGTAATACTATACCCTGTGCTGATGAGGAAGTTTTAGCTTCCCATAATGCAATTGATTTTGAAACATCTATAGATATATCAGTGGATTGGAACTCGAAAGATTGAGTCATAGAATCAGTGTGATTCATATCGGCATCTCCACCAGAAGCTGTCCAGGTAGTTGACCCTGAAGTGTCGGTAAAGTCCCAACTTGCTCCCTTAGTTGTTTGAGGGTTGTGATCCCATTTACCTATTCCCATTTCCCAAGGAGTTCTTGAAGTATAAGCCTGTAGCTTATAAGAATATGGAATATTGTTTGCTTCAACAGTATATAGCTTTATTATAGATTTTGTTTTATTCTGATCTAGGACAGTTGGGAAAGTTGCAATCTTTGCCATAGATTCAGAAGCTGTTGTCCAGTCAAATCCTAGCATTATTCTAGAAGACTGAGACGTTTGTGCATCTACGTCAACGTTGTCTTTTATCAATTCTAAGATCGGATCTAGTCCTGTATTCACGCTTTCTGAATGTGAATATAGTGTTGTGTCTTTCGTTGGAAAAATAATATATTTCATGTGTTATCCTCTAATATTGTGTTGCTCTACCTCTTATATCCTTGTCGGGGAATTTCACCTCAAAGATAGCCGGGTCCTTGGAAGGATATATAATACCTCCCTTATTTGCATTTTCCATATTATACTTATTACCAGAATAACCTAAACTTGTTCGCCATTTATTTCTTATATCGAATTTCATTACAGATTGAACTCCATCTATTTTTGAAAGTTCTAATTGTAAGTCTTTTATTATGATTGGTTGCATAAATTGTTGATTCTCTATTTTCATTAAATCTTTTAATTTATCTATGCATCTTGCTATTACATCTCTTGAATTTCTACCAGCCAAAACTACTACTTCAAAATCTATACCCAAATTTATTATATAACCGTTCTTAATATTAACAGAGTCTGTCATCAGTCTGTATTGAGATAGATAGTTTCTTAAATTCTTTTTTATGGCATTTGAACAATTTGCTAATTTTTTATCTTTATCATACCCTAGCACGTACATATTCAATGCTAATGGGTTTGCAACTTCTTCTCGGGTCTTTATATCTATTTGAGAATCTTGAGTAATAAAAACTTTTGGAACGGAACCAAATTTACCAGGCATAGATAATGCTCTGATAACGTAGTCTTCCTTTGTTACTGCTCTTCTTTGTGTTGAAAAGTGAGATAAAGCGTTATTTCTAATTTCTTCTAATGTCTCTTGCGATTTTCCACCAGATGCAGGACCTGGGTTATTTACTGCTAGTGATGCTTCTACTATTGCTAACATACCAGCTGAGGTGTCATCAGAATTTTGTGTTATTGTCTTTGCTTCTATTGTTGTAATCTCTCCAGTTGTTACATTGCCATCTAGGCCATATCCAACTGTGTAATTTATAGTGAGATTTGAATCGGGTGCTTTTCCATATGTTTTAGTATACATAAAGTTACTTGGATCATATGCTACATCCAATTGATTTTGAGTACCAGTTAAACCTAAACCAACATTATTGGGGTTAGGAGTTATTTCTATGTCTGAGCCAGCTGATATTCCGCTTCCAAATTGTAATTGTACTTTGTTATCAGACGTTACTCTAGTTACAAATCTTCTTGGAGTTTTTATAAGTGAAAGTATATAGGGAGCTTCTACTCTATCGTTACTTAGAGTTGGGTCAAACTTGTTGCTATTGACATTTGCACCGAATATAGTATCTTGAGCTAAGTAGGGTACTTCATACCACTTATTATTGTCTGCATCAGTTACAGACGTTACTTCTATAACGTTTGAATCTGGTATTGTGAGCTTTGCATTTTTAACAGATTCACCATTGATCATTGCTGTTGATCTTTCTTCACCACTTATAGCTGTAACAGTTTTTTTCAATAAATAATATTCAGGTTGTCCTGTTGTATCATTTGCTGTATGGACTGTTACGACGGTTTCATTACCAGAAGATGAAGCCTGGAAGTTTACTGCATCCAGGGTTCTAAATTTTGTGCCTCCATCTGTTGCAAGCACCATGCCCTCTTCTATAATTGGAGCATAATCCCAGTCAGGAACAGAATTTACACCATCAGTTCCTCCGCCACCACCAGTTGATGTATAGGTAGAGGGTATTTTCATATAAACATCTATTTCAACAGATGATGCTAGAGATACTTTGGGCTTATAACCAAAAGCTTGTGCAAGATCATAGAGATTCTTTCTTTCAGTTGCTCTATGTATCATGCTCTCCTTTAATGCATAATCGGTATAATAAGATAGTACATCTCCTACGTATGCTGCCATCTCAATAAACATTGTACCAGGTGAGGCAGTTTCAAAATCGCTGTATGTATTAGGGAAATAGTTTTTGGCATATTCAATTAGATTCGATTTGAATCCATCAAAATCTCTACCAACGTATTTTATATCTTTTTCTGACATTTTATTGCACCTCTAAGTTTAATTCATCTACTACGTTGTAATAAGGTATTGTATATTTAACCTTTACGTTTATTCTTTTTTCTTTAGTATCTATAGGGACTTCTACACCAAGAAGGTTTGCCCCAGGAACCCATATATCTATGCATCTCTTAACTTCTTCATAGATTTGCTTCTGCTTAAGATCTTCAGAAACTGGTTCGAATATGAAATTGTATAATCTAGTTCCAAACTCTGGCTGCATTACTCTTTCGCCTATCATAGTAGATAATACCGTTCGCATATTAGCTTTAACTTGGTCTTTAGTAAAATAAGTACTTGACAACCCAGCCCCATTTGCTGCATCCATTGGAAGATTTACACCAAGGGCTACATCAGTTTCCAGATCTATAGGATTTATTTGTATAGGTTGATATTCTGGCATATTACTTATTCATCTTTTGTACTAAATTACTATAATCTCTTGTTAAAGCTTTATCTAATCCTCCACCCAATTGACTTACGTCAACAGGTTTCCCATTTAGATCTGTTTGTTGTGTTGTATCAACTCCACCTTGCAATGCTGCGAATCCAGCTCTTGCGTCTGCAGCTGTGAAGGTCTTATTACCCATAGTTGGAAAAGCCTCTGTTTGCTTGATAGCTTCATTTATGGTTAATTTTTGCGGTGAGGCAGTTTCCATTTCAGTTAAGACATTATTCACTTGCGTTTTAACTTCTCTTTTAACTACTTCTCTAATTAGTCTTACTAATTCCTTCTTTGTCATTTTTTTCTCCTTTATATAAACCTTTTTCTATATATAAATATCAGCATTATCTACTTTATACCCACCCAAGGGACAGGTAATGGAGCAGAAGCTGCTGGAGGCGTTATACCAGTAAATAAACCTGCAACTGTTCCAATATGATCCTTGTATCCAGCTACCATTTCTTTGGCAACTTTTGCAGCATCTTCTTGTTGAAAAGCTTTATCTATTGCAGCGGCTATTCCTGGAGCTCCCGGTGCAGTTGTTAAATTTGAAACACCAGTTACTGTACCAGGATGAGGTGTTGAGAACTGAAACATTGCTGCTGTCCAGTATAATAATATTGCAGATTCTACCGGGAGCCAGTTTGGTACTCCCAAAGGTGTATCAGATTGATATTGCGCAGCTAGGGCTGCTTTCCAGGCAGATTCTATACCCGCCTCTTTTGCTGGATCTATTACACCATTCATCATAGGATCAGTTCCATCTTGTACAGCTGCTGCATATGAGTCGCTAAAGAATTTAGCAGTGTCATCTAATTCCTTTTCACCTAAATCTTCCAACCATTCAGTGATTTCACTTTCCAAACTAGGCCATGCTATCATTACTGCTCCATCCCAGATATTTCAGATACTATAGCTGATACATCACCAACGTTCGTTGCTGGACCAGTTGGACCAACACCAGTTGTGAATGTTGCTTCACCTTTACATAATGCTTCAACCTGTTCAGATAGAGCTTTAAGTTGATCCATCAATACATCTAAGTCAACTGCCCATTTTGCAGAAGCTATACTTACAGTTGCTGCTGATGAAATAGAAATATCATCCGCCTTAGATACAAAAGTTAACCTATCAGAACCTATTACTATTTGAGATCCAACGTATGCGTCCATTGGGTCTCCTATATTGGCACTCTCTGGTGTATATTCAAAATCTCCAAAGTCTAGGGACTGATCTGATAGTAGGTATATGAACGAATTGTCTAAAGCTAAATCTGGTTCTTGTTCTTTACTAGCCCTAATAATTATTACAGGTTCTCCATCTTCTCCATCTAAAGACCAAGGAGTTTCATTAAGCTCATTTTTACAAGTGAACCTAATAGATTGACCATATCTACCTTGTAGAAGTTTGTCGCCTTCGTGTATTTTCCTAGTTAATCTATCTACAGTTGCAGCATATAAGTCTGTTGTGAAGGTTGTTCCATATATTTCCAATTCAGCATCATCAGTAACATGAAATTGATCGTTACTATGAACGTTTATTTCTAAGTTCTCTTCGAATATTGCTGTTCTTTCTTCCTCTTCCCTTACTACGGTTATTGGATCTACAAAATTTATTGGTGGTACTGCAGAATAGAACAATCTACCTCGGTCATCTTTGTAGCATATAACAGTTTCATTGATTAGAGGTAGTGTATAATCATATATATCTAATGGGTATGCATAATCTTGATCCCAGATATTATTATTTCGGTCATTCTCCGTTTCTTGTATTAAAACTTCAATCCTACCAGTCGAAGTATTAGTGCCCTCCTCATCTACTATTACTTCATTCACTCTACATAGGAAAACGCCAACGGCATTAAGTGCTGTTGTTGCGCTTGATCCATCTGTTGTTGATGAAGGAGAATCTATATCGTCGAAACTCATTTCTTTGAATCCTCTAATTCTTGTACAGACTCTAGCAAGTGTCTTTTTTCATCTTCTGTTAATAACATAGAACCATTGTCACCAGATTCTTGTCTTGCCATGGCTCTCTGAACTATTGCTGCCATCTTTATTAAATGTTCGTCATTCTTTACACCAACTTCCAAATATTCCTTTATAATAGGAACTCTAACAGTTGCGTCTCCAATACTCTTAATCATCGGTTGGAGGTCTTTTATCAATGCAGAAATTTGTTTTTCCTTTTTAGAAGCATTTACATATATATCTTCTAGTAAACTTGAAAAACTTTTCCCTTTGAATATTTCTTTATCCATATTTCTCTTCCTTTACTTTAGTATAAATATCCTAAACCCACAAAAAAGCCCCCGAATTAA